CTTTTGCGCTGGCGTGGCGCACTCTGAGGCTATTGCAGCCGAACTCAACGCGCAAGGAATCACGGCAGCATCAATCACCGGGGAAACGCCGAAGGCCGAGCGCGAGCGACTTATTGCAGACTTTAAGGCTGGCAAGATCCGGGCATTGACCAATGCGAATGTGCTAACCACTGGCTTTGATTACCCTGATATTGACTTGATCGCAATGCTGCGCCCAACCATGAGCGCGAGCCTATACATGCAGATGGCCGGGCGAGGATTGCGCCCAAAGAGTCACACCGACCACTGCCTGGTGCTTGACTTCGCTGGCGTTGTGGCAACGCATGGCCCGATCACGGCAGTGCAGCCGCCAAAGAAAGCTGGAGAAGGAAACGGCGAAGCTCCGGTCAAAGTGTGCGACTCATGCGGCGAGCTTGTTCACTTGGCTGCGCGTCAGTGCCCGGCTTGTGGTGCTGAATTTCCAGAACCAGAGCGCAAGCCGCTCAAGCTGTGCGCCGATGACATCATGGGGCTGGATGGCATCGAAATGCCTGTGCGCGCTTGGTGGTGGAAAAAGCACACAAGCCGCGCAAGCGGAAAAGAAATGCTGGCGGTGACGTATTACCCGGAAGGTCTATCAGACCAAGCCGTAACGGAATACTTGCCAATCTTGCATGAAGGCTACGCTGGCGACAAAGCACTGATGCAACTCATGACAATGGCCCGGTATGCAAATGCCGACATTGACACATCAAAAGATGCTTGGTTTGATTCCAGCATGGTTTTGTCGCTGAATGAGAGCAAAGCCCCTGCGATGGTGAAATACAAGCGTGACGGTAAGTTTTTCAGAGTGATTGAGAGGCGTTGGAATGAGACATCCTGAACCGAGTTTTGTCGTGAAGTGGCGCGAAGTTGAGCGCAAAGGGCCGCCCAAGTGTTGCCATACTTGCGAATGGTATGAAGCCGATGGCAAGTGCGCCAAGCATGAAATGGAGCCGCCAGCGGAATTCGCGGCGACTGAGGATGACTGCCCAGATTGGCTAAGGGAGTGCCCATTTTGAGCGAGCAAGAACGCATAAAAACCGAGCACGAGGAACAGCGCGAGTTCGTGCGCTGGTTCCGTCAAACGTGGCCAGGTGTTCGCATCATGGCGATTCCAAACGGAGGAGCCAGGAGCGCGGCAACCGCGGGCCGATTGAAGGCCGAAGGCGTGTGCGCTGGCGTGCCTGATCTTTTCATTCCGGCGTGGCGCTTATGGGTCGAGATGAAGCGCACCAAAGGCGGCACTGTGAGCGCAGAACAAAAAGACTGGCTCGCATACTTGCAAAGTATCGGAATGTATGCGATAGTATGCCGTGGGTGTGATGATGCACGCTCACAAATAGAAATTTTTATGAAAGGTCTATCACAATGAGCACAAATAAAGACGAAACCACAAAGAGCCGCACGTTTACGCTGCGCATCAATCCTGACGTTTTGAAGCGGATTGAGCAGGTTGCGCAGGCTGAAGATCGCACCACGGCTGGCCAGATCATGCACTACATTCGCCAGGGCCTGGAGCGCAAGGCATGAGCAAGAAGCGCCGCAAGTTGCCAAAGCTCACCAACACTTATACGGTGTTGAATGAACTGATGGCCAGCTCAACTGAGCCGATGCCACTCGAAAAGAGAACATATCAATTGACGCGCATGTATGAAGGTCTGCGCGCATTGGAGATGGATGCCGACCCAAAGCCGGATGATTGGCGCTGTGTGTCGGATGCGGTCAATCTCATGGAAACGCTAGTGCGCGAAATGCACGTGTGCGATGACTCCAGCGGATTGCTGCAAGATGCCGTCGAAGCACTTGCAAAAGCGGCCAAACGATACAAATGCGGGGGCGCATTGCGCTTAGATGGTGCTGGCATTCAGGCAGTGCGCGCAGTGCTGGATGACTATGCGACGATTCTTGAACAAGCTGATGCGCGCACGATGGTGCGATGCCATCGGCTGACTGAGCGCCGATTGATTGCACTAATCAACGGCAAATTAGACCCGGCTGATGTGGTGATTGCAGCATGAGTAAAAAAGGATGGGGTGCATTGACCGATTTGGTGCTTCTCTCTATCAGAGAAGAAGGGCCCATGAGTCGGCGCGAGTTGGCTGATTGGCTGAATGTCACGCATGACGCACTCAGCATTATCAGCAAGATGTCCAAAGCACAGAAGCGCGTACCGAAAAGGCTCTACATCTGCAAATGGGTGCGCGAACTTGACTATGGATCGTATCGTCGCTACCTGCGGCCAGTCTATGACATTGGCGATCATGTGGATGCCAAGAAACCAAAGAGTGAGCCGAATCGAATTGCAGGCTTGCGCGCATACCGTAAAAAGCGCGACATGGGCCGCATGAATAGCATTTTCAATCTCGGCTTGCCTGCAAAAGAAGCCGAACAATCTCAAAGAAAGAAAGCATCATGAAAACGAATTTTCAACGCACTGCCGAATGGCTTACCGCTTGTGGCAGACCTTCAGACCCAGGTAGCCCCACCAAAATATCGGTGCAAATCGGATGCCAGATTGAGGAAATTGTGGAGTTCTTTGCATGCCTGCGCATGGAGAAAGAAGGCTATGCAAAGCTGCTGGATCGCGTACAAGAGGATTTGACTTGGCTGGCAATGAAGTTGAAAAAATGCGAAGTGATTGCCTACATCCCTCATCATCTTCGCGTTGATGCTCTTGATGCGCTTTGCGATATTGAGGTCACTGGCAATGGCATTGCTCACATGAGTGGCTTCGATAAAGATGAAGCCGACCAGCGCGTGCTTGCAAGCAATGATGCAAAGCTGGTGGATGGAAAGCCTGTGCTGCTTGAAGGTGGCAAGATCACAAAGCCGCCAGGATGGAAGGCACCAGACCTGAATGATTGCGTATGAATACAGAACAATCACTCTGGCTGACAGATAGGCCAAAAACACACAATCAACCACCGCCTATTAGGATGGCAAAGCCACTGCAATCGTGCAGTAAATGTGAGAATCATCGAGATTTGAACAACGGAGTTCAAATGACGCCGACAAAATGGATTTGTGGCGCATGCTGGGCTCAAAGATTGAGGAAAATGAAATGAAATTCAAGCGCACCATGAAAGAGGCTTTTGGGCCTTACACTTCAGACGAATTGCATCCAATGTGCAGCGGCCCATGTCACCAAGGGCGCAACAAATGCCCGGTGCCACATGCGTGCTGCATTCATGATGATGACAGCATAGTTGACAAGTGGGCAAGTGCCATTGTGCTGTTTATGGTTGTTTTCTGTGCTGGCGCATTGGTTTTTTCAGTGCTTGCATCATGAATACAACCGAACAAATCTCAATTGATGCTGCTATTGCAATCATCAAAACACTCGAAGCAGAGCTTGCAGCATTGCGCCAAATGCTTGCAATCAAACGCTTAGAGTCTGACGAATTGCGCGCCATGCTTGCTGCAATATGCAAAGCCAAAGATGAAGCATAAACAAAAAAGCCCGATTCCTGAAATCGGGCATCTTCTTGAGTTTGCGGCAAGCCTCAACTTTACTCAGGCTGATATGGCAAACGTGCGTCAGCTACATGCTGACTACATGCACGAATGGAGCCTCATCACTTGCGAGATAACATTGCCGTTTTATCGGCGCTGCCTGCGCTACTTCCGAAATAGTAGCTGATGATGCTGGCCCATGCGCCACCAAGAGCGCCGAGCATCACTAGCAGCGCATCCCCTCCGGTTTCTGGCTTGCCTTCAATGAGAAGGTACCCAAGCACGCCAAAAAAGCCAGAGGTCACAAAAAGCGCCAATGCGCGAGGTGTGAAAGTGTCGCCAGTCTTGGCCTCACGATCACGCGCAGCGGCACGATCAGCTTGGTGAATCTTCTCCACATCAATATCAAGCTCGCGCATGCGTGTCGTGAATGCGAGTTCGGCTTCTTTCAGCTTTGCAAGCACTTCAGGGCCACCGTTCCCGATGGCTTGTGCAATCTCTGTTTCGGTGCCATCAGGCTTGCCGAGCAGCTTTTCAGACACGACAGAAGCCGCAGCTCCGCCAAGTGGCCCACCGATAGCAGTTCCTACAACCGGGGCAGTAGCTCGCAGAACCTTGCGCCAGAGGCTTTCTTCGCTCATGGATACTTTCTCCGGTCAAGCTCAAAATGCGGGCCGTCTTTGAACGATACCCAATCACCACCCCAAACAATGGGGACATTCAATTCTTGCGCTGCAAGTTTGAATGCTTTGGCAAGCTCTTGGAATGGTGGCCAATCCCATCTAACTTCGCCAGCGATGATCGGCGCAATGTCAATGGCATGGCCAGTGATGTGCCGACTGTTCATGGTCTTGCTTGCGCCTGCCGACATAAGCTGCGCCTGGCGTTCTTTGGTGCGCAATCCCTCGGTGACAGTGAAGTCAATTTGCGACAGTTCAAGCGCTCGATGTGCCACCTTCACAAGATCGGCATGTACGCCAGTCAAGTTCTTTTTGGATCGCTCGCCGAATGTAAATTTGTGCGTCATGCGCCACCAAGATTTGGCAAAGGTTCAGGCTTTGTCCATGATGCAGCGAATTGGCTTTCGCCGTTATCGCTGCGCTTTCTGCGATCTACCTTGCCTTCGCGGGCCATCTGGTCAAGAAAGTTATTCTGTTTCAACAGCGCATTCACTTCATTGAGTTGCCCAAGCAGCGATGTGACAACACCTTGAAGCCTGGTAATCTCAGTTTGCAATCGCATCACTTCGCCATGTAATCGAGTGTTCTCATCGCGTAGGCTTTCCAGCGTGCTTTTCATCGTGATGTAGGCTGATGAGTCGCCTGAATCTTTGACTAGCATGATGCGTAACTTACTCCAAAGCCAGATTCCACCCGCCACAGTTCCAGCTCCGCCAAACAACGCAGTTTCAGGGGTCATGTTTTCCAATGGCATGATGAATCTCTCGTCATTTAAGGTGAAAAATTGCGCCAATTATCGCCCAAGCCACCCATCCAGGCAAGGCAGTGGCAAGGGCATCGAGAGCCTCAACTTGGCCCTCGCCGCGAATCTTCTGCTGCACTTCGTAGGTGATGCCGACCGTGGTGCTGGTGAATGCAAGCAATGGGCCGAGGCCCCAGGCGGTGTAGATGTACGCCCCGGCACACGCTGCAAAGCAAGCGATGATGCCGAGGGCGAGGTGAAGGAGTTTGTCTTGCGGCATGGTTTTTAGGTTTGCGTGCCGACGACAGTTCCGTCAGTGTCGCTTGTTGGCGCTGTCGCATAGCGCACTCGCAGTCTGCCACTGCTGTCAGTCCACATGAAAGTGTAAACCCCTGTCTGCGAACCGGGCACCAGAGCGGGATTCAACCAACCGCCACCTGATGTTACAAACTGGCTGCTTCCGTCAGTGATTGTGCTTCCGCAGTAGGTACGGGTCGTGTCACCTGTTTTGACGAGGTAGTTTGTGGCGGTATCAACGGCAAACGCTGTCGTAGACAGTTCAATGGTCACAGCACCATTGTTATCGTACAAATACACATAGTACCTCGTGCTTGCAGCCAAACCAGAGTTTGTAACGCCAATTCCAGCATAAGGTACTTGATAAGCAACCCACTCGCCCGTGGTTGATGGAACGCCTCCGACACCGCCTCGGAGGCGAATTGGCATAGTGTTGCCAGTAGACTTTGCCCGGATTGGACGCACAAGAAGTGATGTGGCGCTACTTGCAACAACGTCACACGATATGGGAATTTGGTCAAACTGCCAGCCATCAAAGCGAGTCTGCCCGGTGTAGTCGAAGTTTTCCCAGTTCACACCGCGCACTCGGCATGTACGCAACTCAGCGTTCGCGCCACTAATCTTGAAGGCGGTGATGGGGTTGTTGCCACTAGTGGCTCTGACGGTGACGCTTTCAATGTCAACTTGGCGCACGGTGTACGTTGAACCATCAAACTCGCAGCCAACTGTCGCCGGATAAGTGTCGTTGTTGTAAAACTGCAAGTTGCGCCCACGAAACACTGACAAGCCTGTGCAATAAAGGCTACGCTTTACGCAATTTTCAAAGGTAGTGTTACTAAGTTCAACAGTTTGGCCTAGTCCAGAATCGCCTTTGATAAACAAGCCTACGTTCTGCACACCATTGGCAAACGCGCAAGATTCCATTTTTAGAATCTGGCCTTTCCAGATCATGCCGCCGCTGGGGGGGATGGCAGCCGCGCTTGCAGCGCCGCAAGTTTGGAAAAACACAGTGCGAAGATAGGTATAACTACCTTCATTTCGTGCAGCACTTCCATCTGCCTTAATACCCCATCCCAGGCAAGAATCAATCCATGTATTAGTGATGGAAACCATGTTCCATCCATCATCAACGTAGAGCCCATTACGCAACTCAATACCGTGGGCAGTCATTCCCTTTATGTATAGATGATCTATAACAACTTCGTACCCGTTGAGAACACGGATGCCAATACTATTTGCAGGACTAGTGGTATTGATAATTGTGAAACGTTGCAGGAGCGCCCCCATAGCTGCCGTGTAAGAGCCTCCATGAACACCGCTGTCAATGTCAATCATCGGGGCATTTGCGACTTGGTTGTCAAAGTAGGTTTTAGCAATACCATCACCAACTAGCTTTATGCCAGGGGCAAATGCACCAAAAGTAGCATTGGCGTTATATGCCAAAGTGGCAGTAATAACGTAGGTGCCAGCAGGGACGTACACGACACGACCAGCAGCAGCGTTAATTGCTGCCTGAATTGCCGCAGTATCATCCGTCACTCCATCGCCAACAGCTCCAAAGTCTTTGACGCTTACGCTCTCACGCAGTTTGGCCTGCACAGTTCTAGACACCGCACCAGTTCCAGCCTGCAAAAACCCAATCAATGAAGAACCGCTAGATGCGGCCAAAGCAGTTGTCAGGTTTGAATCTGCGGTCGCATCAAGAACCGTCAAAACAATGACACCGTTTCGGTTCTTGACAGTGAGCGAAAAGTCATCCAAAGACGTATACACCCGCGCAGGCGTTCCATTGCGCACGATGTAGCCGTTTTGCGTGCGGATAGGCTGTGCGGCAGGGATGGTGCCAGCATCATCCCACCAAAGCGAGATTGGGCTCACTTCAGGGTTTGCATTTGCCGTTCCGATGTAGATGTAACCGTTGTCCAACGGCGAGCCATCGGTGTCGAAGATCTGCTGAAATGGGGATGCGATTTGGAGCATGATTGACCTTTGAAATTAGGCTTCAATGATATTTTGGAGAGCCTTGCAATGCTTTGTCGATTTCTTTCTGGAAAGCTCGCTTGGCTGCCATTGTAGAAACGCCACGCCCAGCAACAGCGCCAACCATTGCGCCAACTGGCCCAGCAGTCGCTCCAAGACCAGCGCCAACACTTTCCATGATCGGTGCTTTTGCACCAAGATTTTTAAGCGCAGTGCCAGCTCTGCCAGTTAGATTCTGCATTTGTTCTGCCGTGCCGCTTGGTGCGTAATCAATTTTCTTTAGGATATGAGCGCCAGCTTGCAAAGTGCGCAATTTGTCTGCATTTTCAACACCAAAAACAGTATCCAATTTGCCTTTGTATTGGCCAATTGCTTTGTCAAGAGATTTTGGATTGTGCGCCCATTGGAATTGATCGCTCAAATTGTTTTTGAAAATATCATCCAGAATGGCACCTTGAATCTCTTGTTTTGCTAACGCTGCTGTTTGACGTAGTTCAGCAGTTGGCATGTTATCTAGAACATTCATGATGTGTTCAAACTGCTTAAAATTTGATGCAGCTTGATTTGCCATGTATCCTGGCAATTTTTCATGAGATATTGCGCGATTGATTCCACCTGGGCCAGATACATCAAGAATTTTTGCCAGTGAGTCTGGTTCCTCAAAGATTTGATTGTATTGTCTACGAGCTTGTCGAGCGTTGTCATAGACTTGCTTTCCAAGCACTTGCGTCACATCTTCATCCAAAGCATCTTTAATCGCCGTGACTGCAAATGCATTTTTGCGATCCCAAAGCGGAGTCATAAATTGTTTGACTCCTTCGGCTTGTGCAGCAGTCATTGGCATGATGTTGCCATCCAAATCAATAAGACCTTGCTCTTTCATGTATGAGCGCAATCCTCGACGCAATTGACCAGCTTCACTTGTCGCAAAATTGCTATTTTTATTCAATGCTTCTTGCAATCTGTTGAATTGAATGCCACCAGATTGAGATGCAATTTCATCTGCTTGTTTGTATAAGTTGCTGATTTGTTGCGTATACCATGCCTGATATGCCTCAAGCGGTGCAGCAATAGTTGAACCTCTTGCGGCAGGGGCTTTTTTAAGTTCTGTGCCTAGATCAGTTGCCAATTGTTGAGCGTATTGGCCAAGCTTTTCTGTTTCCAAGTCAAATTGAGCGCGCATTCGCTCGCCACCTTCAAGTTTGGAAATTGAAGTTTCTCTGCCTGCTTTCCATTTGTCACCTTGAACAGCGCCAGTTCGCATTTCGCCTTCTTTGAACCCCAAAGCCTCTAAAACGCTGCGCCGATCTTGTGTCAGTTTTGGTGAAAGTCCACCTTCAATTGTTTCAGTAGACAGCGCAACTCGCTTCACTTCTGGCATTTTCGGCAATGGTGAAACAGTGCCAGCTTGTTGTGCAGCCGCTTCTTGAGCCTGCATTCTTTGCGCTATTGGCTGAATTACGGGCGCTTGTTCCATTTGCTGTGCGGCCTGAACTGCTGGAGGAGTCTCGGCTCTTGCCGCTGCTTGTGCGGCTTGTTGTTTCGCCACTTGCCGTGCAGTTACGGCGGCTTTACCTGCTTGCGCAACTTTGCCAAGTGCGCCACCCGTGGCAATATCAGTTCCAATTTGAGCCACTGTTGCGGCTCCTGGCATGCCTGTTTCGGCCAATTTCCCGCCGACATATTGGCCTGGCATTCCCATCAGTTCACCAACTTGACCGACTGCACCGACAATTCCTTGCCCGGTTTGTCCTCTCGGTTGATAACTTAGCAATTGCTGCGTTTCTTGCACAGCTTGTGCTGCCAATTCTGGATTTTGTGTGCGAGCCAATTCAAACAGACCGCGCAAACCAGCAGGAATACTAGAAAGAAAGCCAGTTCCTAAAGCCAGACCAGACTCAATAGGAGCTGCTACTTCATAAGCCGCTTGCTCTAGCATTGAACGCTCAGGAACAGCCGGAGCTGGCGCAGGTTGTTGCGCGGGCTGTGCCGCAACTGCGGCCGGAGCTTCAAGCGCAGCAGTTCCACCACCAGCGCGAATTTTTGCGACTCTCGCTTTCAATTCTGGAGAATCAGGCGCAACATCATCAGGAATGTTGTTGATCGTAATGCCGTCTTTGGTAGTGATGGAGTATGGCATTTTTAATAATCCACCGTGATGTTGAGATTTTGCGCAGTAGGAACTTGGTAATTTTTTGGAGCTGCTCGACCTGCTCGTTCTTGCAAAGAACGCAAATACATTGGAATTGCAGCTAATTTTTGTTTTCGTGTTTCTTCGGAATCACTATATGTAGGAGTTAATTCAGCGACTTTTTGTGCGGCCTCATCTTTATTTACTCCTGCACCAGTTGCTGCTCTCAATAAAGCTTCAGATAAGGAACTAGATGCTTGAACAAATTGTTGCCGTTCAGCACTTCTCGCAAATCCCTTTAATGGTTCTACTGCAACAGATTCAATCAAGCCAGGTTTTTCTGCTCCTGTTGGTTTTCCTTCTTTTGTATACATAGACTTCAACATATTGTCGTAAGCATTTGTTGCTTGCGCCAACCAGCCAGCAGCTTTACGTTCATCTTCTGTAGCTGCACCAACCGTTGTTGTGCCTCCACCCTTACTAGGCAATGGCAATCCTTTGGTAGCTGCTTCGAAATCCAATTTCAACAATTTACCTTGTTCAGTCAGATTTGCTGTGGCCTGTGATGCTTGTGCAGCTTGCGCTTTTTTCAAAGCCAACTCTGCTTTTTCACGTCGCTCTGCAAATTTTGCCTTGATTTCTTGCTCATCTGCTGCGCTGGTTGCTTTACGCAATTCAGCCTCTTGCATTGCATCAAGTCTTTGCAATTTGATTTCAGCCTCTCGAGCCTCAGCCTCAGCCTTGCGCCTGGTAGCCCCTGCGGTGCCTTGCGTGTTCAGAGACTCTTGCAGCGATTTCATGCGATCAGGATTCAGGCCGAACATTGTCGTGCCCACATCCAACAATGCGGCTTGTTGACCTTCTGGAGTCTCGATCAATTGCAGTGCTGCTTTGATTTGTGATGCTCTAGACGCATCTTGTGCGTTTTCTGCGGCCACCAATTCTGTTTGCAGTCGAGCCTTCGCAACATCTGGCTGTTGGTTGTAAAGCGCCGCATACACAGGCGAGAGCGTATTGAATGCGGAATCTTTTTTCTCGGTGCTAAGTTGTGCTGCACGCTCAGACCAAGCTTTGTAATTAGCCGGGTCAAGCAAAGTGAGACGATCAAAGTCAGTGCTTTGCAGCTTCCCCGCAGCCGCCTTCGCTTGAAACTCAGCCATCAAGGCTTGGCGCTGTTGCGCGGCTTGTTGCGCGGCCTCTTTCGCGGCAATGTCTTGCTCACGCTTTTGCAAAACATCAAATGTTTGCAAACCCTGCAAGAAAGATTGTGCAGGGCTTGAGACATTCCCAAGTGAATAGTCGTATGGTGCTGGCATGATCTTTAGATTCCTTGGCTACCCATAATCCAATTGCCAAAGGATGGCGAATTCACAAAGCCATACCCTTGACCAAAACCTTGAGCCAAACCGCCCAACATCTGATTTTGAGCTTGTGCTTGACCCAAATAACCACCAGCCCGAGCCGCGCCCATTTGCCCAAGCAAATCAGCAATGCCTCGACCCGTTTGCATACCTGCTGTGCCAACGCCTGCGGCACTTTGCTGGCCGAGTGCGGTCATGCCGCCGAGCCTGGAGTATTGATCCTGAATTGCCTGAGATAGCATTTGTGGCCTGAATTGCGCCAGAGCACCTTGCAGATTGCCACCGCGCAGCCCACCAGTCGCCGAAGCGTTTTGCAACATGGCGTTCTCACCTTGTTGCAGCATTGCTTGAAAACCCGGTTGGTTTTCAATCGCTGCGATTGCCGCCTGTTGCGCTTCTGGCCCTGCCAAACCTAACAGTGCTTGCTGTTGCTGCAATGCTGGCAAACCTGCTTCGGTGTAAGGCTTCAGCAAAGCCTGCATGGCATCAAACTGCCTGCGCTGTTCTGCAATAGCTTCTTGCGAAGCCTGAACTTGCGCACCAGAGGCGCGACTTGCTGCTTTGCGCGCCTGTTCACCTTGCAACAAGCTCAAGCCGACACCAGCCACTCCAATTGCGGGATTAGGCATGTTCAAACTCCTTCATGTATTCTTCAAAATTCTCGCCATATAGCCGCAAGACTGAGGCGGCTGCTGGAATTGCTGCATTTGGGCCATGAACCAAGCTCACCGCCAGCAAAACCACATCATAAAAGCCAGCACGCCAGGTAAACGACTTAGCATCGGCTTCGCCTTTGCGCTCGACTTCATCGGCGGCTTGCCATTTCAGAATTTGCGTGGCTACCAATGGCAAAAGTGCCGATGAATGCGCAGCAAAAAACCTGTTTTGTGGCATGGCAACCAGCAGATTCCAAATGGCAGCATCAAGCGCTGATCGCTCGATTTTGTCGCCATCTGCGACATCATCTAGAACTTGGATGGCATCGAACAGCATACAAAGCCAATCCGTGGCATCTTGTGGCATGGCGAATGCATGCTCCAAGTTATGCCTGATGGCTTGTGTATATGCTGTGTGCGTCATCAAGTCACCTCACGCCCGGATGCGCTGATTGTAAGGGCAGAAGCGGCCCCGGCAAGGGTGGAAATGAATCCGCCAGATTCCAGCGTTTGCCCAACCACTTCGGGGCAAGTGTAGGTTTCGTTCGGCGTGATGCTTTTCAAACTCAGCACACGATTCGATGCGCTGGCAGAACCCGCCGAAGCAACAAGGTTCACGCTAAATTGCACCGTGCTGGCCGATGTATTGGTGACAGTGAACTTGTCAATGATGGTCTTGCAGTTAACAGCGGTGTATTGCGAAGTTTGCGTGTTTTCTGCTTGCTTGCGCGGGATGATGTTGACGACTGTAACGGTCATGGCATGGCCTCATGAAATGTTATTGGTGACGCTCAAAAGCACCGAAGGAATCGCTGGCACTGGTGCGGCTGCTGCTTGCGCGACAATCTGCACTGCGGTATCTGATACAGCATACATCAGTTCAAAATAGTCACCATCCTTCATGGATAGCACAAAATTCCAAGCTGCAACAAGTTCGCCGTCACTGCCTTTCAATCGCACTTGGCTCGCGGAATTTGCAACATCAACACCATTCACGCGGCACCAAATGAAAACCAAATGATTTCCGCCGCTAGTGTTATCAAGCTGCGCCGAGAATTGAAAGTCATACACGCCGGGCTCATCCACATAGATGCGTGACGTTGTTGCACCGCGATAAACGCCTTGACTTAGATCGGTGGTGTTAAACGTGACGGCATAGGCTGTATTGATGGCCGCTGCCACTTGTGTAGTGGTGTCGTAAAACGTGCCGTATCGCTTTCTTTTCTCAGGCTGAGGTGGAGGCAGCAACAAGGCCGCATCGTCGCTCATGCGCGCTTCTGGTGGCGCTGTGGCCAGCAATTCCAAAGCCTGTGCAATGCGCTCCAATGAATCGAGAGCTGAATTTGCATTTGCTTGCGCAATGCCAATGTCTAGCGAAAGCTGTTCAATCTGATCTGGTAGCAACTCGCCAGAGTTTGCCGTAATCTGCTCAAATACCTTAATGGCTTCATGGTCTGGCAGAAACTTGGCGAGTTGATTGCGCGTGAGCTTGGTGAACTTATACATTCAGCGGCTCCAACGTGGCTTCAAGCCGCATCACTGACAAATGAGCATCGCTGATGCCTTGAAAGCGCTGCGCCCGCCATTGGCGCATCGTGCCGCATTGCAGCCACCGAATGCGCTTGCCTCGGTTGCCAATGCTGCCAGTGCTGCACGGTCTGTTCTGGCTCCAAGTCTCTCCGTCAAGCGTGTAGCTTGTCCAAATAGCCGGGTTCACACCAAGAGCCACACGGCCAGGCAAAGCGACAAGCTCTAGCTCATGGAAAATCGCTCCCTTGGCCTCGTTGTAGAGCATCTGAGTGCCGAATTCCCACGCCACAGGCTGGCCCCAATGTGTTGAGATGTTTTCAACGATGCGGCCATGCACTGCGCTGGCAGGATGCCCAACTAGCCATTGGTCATAGCAATAGACAAAATGCCGCGCCAGATATTGGCCTGATTCAGTCAAAGCACTGACCAATTCAAACCATACTTGGCTTTGCAGTGCTTGCGATGCGGTTCCGTTGTAAACCAGCGTGCGATCAGGCAAGTGGATATACAAAAGCCATTGGCCATCGAGTAGCCGAGACTCCATCAGCACCGTGGCAAGCTGCGCCTCTGTGTAGGTTGAAAGGATGCGGTCGATCTCTGCCGTAGAAATATGCTGCGATTGGCTATTAGCACCGAGATAAACGCCAATTGCCTCGCCTCGTCCACTGCCGAGAAACGCCAGGTTGTCCATGAAAAGCGCCGCTGCATGTGTGCCAACTACTCCACGTTGAATCTGCGCGCCATTGATGCGCGCAAATGGAAACAATGAGCCGCCTATATTGTCGAACACTTCAATGGTGTAGCGATTCAGCGCATAGACTTCATTGCGCAGCTTGTAGATGCCAAGCACCGGATCGGGGTCTACTTCAGAACTGCCGTACTTGAGCGGATTGACTGAAAGCGGATCATTTAGCTCAGTGACAATCAAGAATTCGCCATCTGTGGTGAAAAAGTAACCATCAACCCAGCAGAAATCCACCACAGTGCCAAGATCGGTGTCCGTGACTTGTGTGAGCGTGGAGCCGTTCCAATAGAACAAATTGCCATCAGACGCAATTGCCAGTCGATCAAAGCTGTAATCCATTGTCACCAAACCAGAGCCGCCAACATCGCCAAGAATGTTGGCCGTGCCCATGTTATCAATGCGCACCAGCTTTGTGCCCATGACGCGATAGCATGCGCCATTCCAGTTGATTCCACCTCGATCAACGCCTGGGCCAGTTCCGAACTGCACAATGCCATCCGCGGGGCGCAAATAGCCATTGCTCACGCCATTAGGCGCGGCAATTGGCATCATGTTGCGCGGATATGACGTGCGAACATCGCCGTTTTGGTCTGTGTAGATTCCGCTGAGGATGGGGATTTGCATTTAATAATCCGTTTCAATATAGACATGAGCAATGTCTATGCCTACAGCCAATGCAGTTGCATTATTGCATCGCCAAGCCCTATATCCTAAAAGCGTTGTGCTAGATGGCAATTGTGTGCCAGGAGTTGCCGCAGTCAGAGTACCTTCTGCGATTGCCCCCGTTGCAAGCCGTTCCACACGGTAATAAACAGTGTTATTCAACCCAGGGGGCGAAAACAATGTCAGCTCAAACGGCTCATTGGCAGATGTGGCAGGGAAATTTGCACCTAAATCAATTGCAGGTTGCGCTGCGCTTCCACCATAAACTAAAGACAGATTTGATGTGGTCGTAAGTTGTGCAACACCAATGCAATTGACAAGCGTATTAGGTTCGACATTGGTTGGTGCAGTGGTGCCAACGTGCATACCAACAAACATGCGAGCACCCGACACAGCAGCAGCGTCAGACTGCATAAAACGCACCATGAAGTGAAACCCGCCAAAAGCCGGGGAACCACCAGTGCCAACTGTCCATTGCGCCGCATTAGCGGTATGTCCAGCCAGAGAACCAGCCGTAGCAGCAGACACATATCCCAAACGCCTCATTCGAGTTCCGAAGCTAGTTGTTGCCACGTTCCGAGTTGTAGCCGTTCCAACTGCTGTCACAGCAGCAAAACCAAACACGCCTGGGACATTATTTGAATTCCCCGGAGGATTCCATATGGCAACTTTATTACGGGCAATATGTGGCTGTATAGCACTATCTAGTCCACTAGGGCCGATAAATGCTGGCAATATGCGCCCGCCTAAATTGCGCCCAAACAATTTGACATTGCTTGCTGCTGGCGTAATGGGCGAGGCATTCACCCCCAGTGTTAAATCGTTATTGTCAATTGTGACGTTGGTTGCACCAGCAAATGCGCCACTGCTGTTGTATTGAACTTGAGTATTGCTTCCACCTGGAGAACCACTGCCACCGCCGCCTGCTGCGGAAATCGTAATGGAATCAGTCGCAGCATCAGTGGTGATGGTGACGTTTGCGCCAGCCACCAAAGTCAGAGTGTCGGTGGTGGTGTCTGCCACCACGTTGCTCTGACCAGACACGGCAATTGTGCTGAATAGGTTTTGATCGCCCGTGTTTGTGCCGCTAGACGTTCCACTGAATGTTCCGCTTTGCGTGGCAAGTGTGCCAAGCCCGAGCGTAGTTCTGGCAGCGGTTGCATCAGCATCATCTACCAGGCTTCTGCCATATGCCGTGAAAACTGCCAAACTTGCGGTGCCTGAACCAGTGAAATAAGGCAAGCGGTCTGCTGCACTTGTCAACCCTGCAATGGCAGTCAACTCAGCATCGGCAGCTTGGAAGGCTGTACTGGCTTGTGTGGCAGCGGTGCCGAGGCCAAGCGTGGTGCGCTGCGCCGCAGCATCAACATCGTCAAGCAAAGCACGACCAGCAGCCGTGCAAGTGATTTCTTCAATGTCCCCTGCCCCTGCGGTAGAGCGACCAAGCAGCCTGTCCGTGGCTGAGACATTCTGAATCTTGGCGTATGTCACCGCATCGGCATCAATTGTCCAAGTGGCACCTGAACCGCTGACAGTGATGTCGCCCTTGTCTCCATCAGATACGCCGCCACCAGTCGAGGCTGTGGTTTGAGTGGTGCCATCCGGGAATTTGAAACCGCCAGAGGTCGATTCAATGGTGCCAACCACTGATAGTTTTTGGCCTGGGGAGCTTGTACCAATGCCTAAGTTTCCAGATGAGTCAAGGCGCATCTTTTCCGTTGCCGGAATGCCACCTGGGGTAGTTGCAAAAGTCAGCGCACCACCGTTTGTGCCCCCTGTGTTGACGTAGCCAATCCAGCCATAGCGATCTGCTGAAAGCAGGTTTGTGTTTGCAGCAAACGCCATCCGCACTTCAGACCCAACTGTATTGTCTGAATTTTGCAGAAACGCCCCAACGGTTGACGCGCCTACTGATGTCTTTAGTGTGTGGAGAATTGCACCTGGCGAACTCGTCCCAATTCCGATATTTCCAGCAGTATCAACAGTAGCCCTTACAGCGCCGTTGGTAGCCAATTGCAGAGCAGTGGCAGTATTGGTTCCTAAAACGCCAGCGTATGCACTAGAGCCAGTGAACACTGCGCCGCCAGCAGACGATTCAACGCCGACATAAGCCTGACCACCAGTGTTTGTAAAATCTGCGGTCTGACGAGCCGTTGCATTGCCAGTGAAAGTGGCATTGCCACGTACATCTAACTTTGCAACTGGCGAGCTTGTACCAACGCCGACATTGCCTGAGCCATCAATAATCATGCGCTCAGTGCCATTTAATGTCACATTGTCTGCGGCTGTGTAAAACTTGATAAGACCAACAGCATTTTCTGCGCCACTGCCGCCACCAACAAAGAGGCTTGTTGCGCTGGCAGAAGAAGGGCAAATCAAACCTGTAATTGGTTCTTCGGCATTCAGATAATGCTTAAACCGCAGACGGCCAGTTTTCCCAGTTGCGTCCGTCTTATTGGCTGAAATTAGAATGCCGTTTGTGCCTGTCACATCCAAAGGACTTTCAGGGCTTGAAGTGCCAACACCGACATTACCTGTTGAGTCAATACGAAGCCGCTCTGTGCCATCAACTTGCATGATGATGTTACTTGCAGATGCGGCTGATGCACCATGATCGGCTCTTAGTAACAAGCCACCTGAGCCTGTGTTATAAAGAACCTGGGCATAGCTGTTATCGTCTGAGTCCTGCAATTGAATTGTTGGAATTGCAGCCGTGATATGCAGTTCTTCACTAGGCGAACTCGTGCCAACGCCGATATTACCTGTAGTTGACAAAGTGGACAATGCCGCAGTGCCCCCAGTAATTGCCACGGCATCGGCATTCTGTGTGGACATGGAGCCTTTAGCCACCGTCCAATCAATGATGGAAGCAACAGGGATATTGCCAGCATCTTTGGCCAGGCAAATCACCTGATACACAAGTGCAACAGGATAGGCACTTGGAGTGCCTGAGAGCGTGTACGCGCCCGTGCCAGTGTTTAGGGTGACGGTGACGACTGCTCCGGCGGAGGTTCTTGCTGCGATGTCTGTTGGCTTCCCGGAAGCATCGACTTGAACCACGAGCCCATTCGAGCCAGCATACTGGGCTGCGACAATTGAGCTTCCTGTTGGGATGGTGACACTTCCGCTTGTGCCGCTTGCAATGCTGATGTAAATCTCGTATTCATTTTGGACGTTCTCCAGAGTTGTAACTCTTGCGGTGAGCGCCGTAACGTCACCGCCACCTGCATTGACAATACCGCGCACCGCCATGATTACAGGCCCTCACCAAGCACGATCACCAAAGTCGCGCCTGATGGCGAGATGTGTGCGAACGTGGTTGCATCTTGAGATTTGGTAAAAATCTCGATGGTGTTGGGCAGAATAAAACAATCTGCTGTCGTGGCCGTTTGCGTGCCACTGCCAATGCGGAAATACGCGATATTCGCGCCCGTGTTGGCTACGCGAACGCTTTTGGTTCCTGCTGGCATCTGCACCGATGCAGAAGTGGCCGCAGAAGTCAGCGTTTGAGTTGAACCATAAGTTGGGTTGAATGCGTAAAAGCCTGCCATTTTTAATCTCCAAAATCTTCAACAATAATAAGACCACCAGAACCAGCGGTGCCTTGCCCGCCGCCATAGTGCCATCCTCCTGCGCCGTATCCAGTAGGTGTAGTGCTTCCTAATTGCGCGCCTACACCATAAAGGCTTCCCCCGGCTGGCTGATTGGGCGCACTGCTGCCACCAGCAGGCCCATTACAAGCAGATGCGCTTCCAGCCAGGGTGCCAGAAGTGCCGCTTGAATATCCTCCCGGCCCACCCGGTTGATTTAGTGTTCCAAAAGAAGAAGTTCCACCAT